CCTCTTTAATAATTTTTTTAAAATCTGATGGTTTCATTGTTTATAAATATTAAGTTAATAAGCTTTTAAATTGTCTCTGTCGATTATTAATTTTAATTCGTTAATTAAAGTTAAATTATCGGTTGTGAATGATAATTCGGTTTGAATTAAAACTATACCTTGTTGATTTTTTCCTAATGCACGTCTACGGTTTACTGTTGGTGTATAAGGAACTTCTTGTATCTCAATAATAAACCCATTATAAGTAGTTTGGTTTTGGGTTTGAGTTGATTGCAATTGTGCATCTGCTATAGATTGAACATTTGGAGAAATTGGTGAAAGTTCATTATTTGGGTCACAAGATTGTAAAACTGAATCTATTAGTTGTAGATCTTTTACTGCTGTTAATATATAACCGCCTACAATAGATAAAACTAATGCAGAACCAGCTAATACTGATTGATATTTAGATAATTTTGAATTACCATATTGATCAAAAGTAACTTTTCTAATTAAAGTTTGAGCATCATTTAATAAAGTTGTTATAACACCTGGGGTGGGTAAAGCGCTAGTAGGGGGAATTTTTAATGCTACAGATGTAGCTATAGATGCTAAATCAATAGTGGTAATTAATGTTAATACTGTGTTTAGGAAAAAAGATAGTCCTGTAATTGATTTACCTAAGATTTCAATTTTATTTCCTATGTTATTTAATTGATTAACTATTAAATCTCTTTGTTGTCTTAATCTAATTAATTCAACTGGTGTTAAACATACTCCACTACTTTGATATTTAGAAACATAATCTCTATTTAATTTATCAATTGAGGGTTGAATTAAATTATTTACTTGACTACCTAAAATATATATTAATTGAGGTAATTTTGATGCTCCTACAGCTTTTAAATTATTAGGGGTTGCTTGTTCAATAGCTGTAGCATCAACTTTTTTATTGCTAGCTGATTTTGATTTAGCTTCAGTAATAGCGGCTTCCTGTAATCGTTGTTTTTCTATATCTAGAGGTGATGCCATTATACAGTATAATTATATTTAGATTTTAAAGTTTCTAAATTTGCTTGTAATGCTTGTAAAGAAGTATTTACTTGAGAAGCTGCTATATTTAATTGGACTAAAGGAGTGCCTGGAGGTGTTGATACTGCTGTTGAGCAAATAGTCATAAACCCAGATATATCTGATATTAATTGGTTTAGTAAATTAACCGTTTGATTACCTAATAATAGTGGTTCGTTTGCGTTCTTTGAACCAATATATGTGTTTGTGGATTGAATTACTGTAGTAGGGGCATCAATATTAACACTTTCAACAGCATTTAAATTAATTGATTTAGCAGAACTTAATAAAATATGGTCTACAGTTGAATTAAATACTAATCGCCCCGAATTTATTATTATTTGATTTCCTGTGTATTCGGAAGGTAATGTGGGTGGATTTGTTTTGTAACTAACATATGAAATACTAGAAGCATTTAATGGTATTTTTTGAGTTGAACCAAAATAAACAGATCCTAAATCTTTATTAATGTCTTCAGTAATATGTTTCCATCCATTTCCAGGATTAATACCTTGACCGTTTCTTATAATCATTATAGGATCACCATCAGTACCTGTTGATGACCAATTATTGGGTCTATTTTTAACTGTAGAACCAAATCTAACACTATTTCCCCATCTACCTTCGTAAATTACATCCCCTTCAAAAGGCAATAAAGGATTAATAGTATCTCTTTCTTTAAAGGTTTCTCCAAAATAAATTTCGGTTGATTGATCTGTTACTACTCTTGAACTTCCTAATGCCGTTTGTAAATAACTTTTTTGTTGGGTTTGACTTAAATTACCTTCAGCATATGGAAGAGCATTATGGTGAGGGTGATTCCAAAGACTTAAAGCATTTAAATAGTATATAGATTTACTTGCTGTTGTTGCTTTAATTCCAATGTCTGGTTGTCTTACTATTACTACTAATTCATTTACTAGTGGATAATTTTTTACATTTGGGAATAAAGGTTTTGCTGTTAATCTATTATTTGATGTAGAAGATGTTGAAACATCACCTGGAGTTGATTTATAATCAATAAATTCAATATTACCAATAGCACTAGCATCATCTCCATCTAAAATAACATTAATTACCCTTCCGGTACTAATTATATTTTCTTGTTTAAGAGCATTATTAACACTAAAATTATTTTTTGTGTTAAGATTTTTATTTAAAGCTCCAAACCCGTAAGCCATTATTTACCTCCTTTTAATTCGTTCATAGCAGATAATAACTGCTCTTTTTCCTCATCGGAAATAGTTAATGAACCATCAGATGTTACTGTTGCCATAGCACGTTGAGCTAAAGCAGCCATCTTAATTAAAATATCATCGTTTTTAACACTAATTTCCATATATTCTTTAATTAAAGGAACTACCAAAGTAGCATCCCCAATATCAGAAATTAATGGTTTTAACTCAGAAATTAAAGCAGTAACCTGTTGGTCTTTTTTCTTTTGGTTGTTATAGATTTCTTCTAAAACATCCGAAAATTTTTTATTTTTAAAAATTATATTATCAAATTGTGACATAAATATACATTTAGTTTCTTATAAATATGAAACTTAAAAACTTGTATATCCATGTTCCAAATAAAATATATAACCTTCCTTAAAAATGTCGTAGAGTTGATTTGCTATCTTGGTAATTTTAGGAGTTTTAACATCTATAATTTCACGGATATAAATGTAAAGAGCTTTTTTATTAAATATATCTAAATGTTCTCTTTTGCGAAATAATTCTAAAATAGCATCCGCAATTCGAGCGTCATATTCTTTAGGAAATAAAGTATAAATGTGTTTAGTGACGTGCTCCGTGTAAATGTCTATATACATTGATAAACGCTCATCGTGCGACGAATCATCGATGCTGTATGAATGTTCTTCATCTTCTTCAATAGCATCTAAACCAATAGTATCAATACGTTTTTTATAATTCTTTTGATTTGATAAAATAAGATATCGTTTAGCAATAGTTCCGAAGTAAGAATATGCTTTAGCCCCTCTTTCTGGATTAAATAGATGGATTTTAGATAGTAAAAAAGTAATTACCTCGTGTTGTAAATCTTCAATATTATCTACCTCAGTATAATAAAACTTAAAGGTATGAATAATGTTTTCGGTAAGTTTAAAAAAGGCGTAATGAATTCTATCTTGATAGATTCTACTTTTTACCTCAAAATCAGTTGTGTTATTATATAATACAATAGCATCTTCTGTGTCTTGAGTAAAGTATTGAACACCCTTCTTTTTCTTTTTTACTACTACCTCTTCCATTATTTTACAATATTCTTAACAACAAATGAATTTAATGCTGTTTGAATAGTTTTAATTTGTTCAAAGAAAAATCCTACTTCATCATCGGATTTAAAACTACCTTTAGCATCTACTTCAATCATTTTCTTTTCTGCTAATTCAATAGTATCTGAGATTTTGTTTAAATAGGTCATATAACCTGCTAAAATGTCCTCTTGTTTTTCGTTCTTACGTAAGAGGTTAAAGGTCGTAAATCCAAGAGTCACGACCAATATTGAAAGTAATACAATTGTTAATATCATAAGTTGGCTAATAAGTTTTTTAGTCCCTCACTTTTTACGCTACCTAATGCTTTAGATTTAGCGGCTGAAGTTACTGGTGCTGATTTATTATTACCCAATGTAAATGATTTCTTCTGGGTCTCCACGTTACCCTGTAATTTAGGTAACCATTCCCTTTCAAACTCAATACGAGCAGCCATTAAATCTGCCTGGTGTATAATAAAAGGTAATGCTGTACGTGGTTTTTGTTCTGGCATATAAGTAAGTAAATATTTTTTATTTGCCTCATCATATAAACCATCATGTGTTTGAATAGTAATCATTTCATTAAATGTATACTGGATACCATGAGATTGAAGTAAAAATAATCCTCTATCAGGGACAGAAGCAAATGGAACTTTAGTGTTAAACATATAATCCTCACCTAATTTTTCACGTCTCCAATTATCAGTTTGAGGGATATAAGATTCATTTTCCTCATCTCCCATTTTACCTAAATCATGATTTAAAGCAGAAAATACTAATTCCTCTTTAGTATAAGTTGAAACATCAGCACCCATTTGAGCCCATAAATCATGAAGATGAAGAGCACAAGTAATAACTCTATTAACGTGTTCTACATAACCTCCCGGAAACGCATTATGATATTCTTTTTTATGAGCAGCAGGCATTAATATTAAACGCTCACTATACTTTTCATAAAATTCAATTAATTTTTCTTTACGAGGAGATGAAATATGGTCCTCAATAAAGCCCATCATCTTCATCCAATTTTGTTGGACTTGTTCTGCTGTTAAATTCATAATTAATATGGATTAATATCTCCTTGACTTTGAGGTTCTTGTTGGATGAATGCTTTAGCATCACTAATAGCTTCACGCATCGTGATTAACACTTCCTCAACTTGTTCTCTTGAACCTCCACGATTTAGGAAGAAATGGATTTTCTCTATTTCACCCTCGGTTCTTTCTAACCGTCTCATTATAATTTCTCTATTTTTCATATTTTATTCTCTTTTTTCCTTTTCCCGTGATTGGAATATAATATTGGAAGTAAGACACTCCAAGCTTAAGTTAAGAGAAGTTTTACAAATTCTAAATTCTTTTTGAGATGTGAACACTTTTCATATTCCTCGTGTTCTTGGAAATAATTTATTGACAATTCTAAGGCAACCCTAAGATGTATATCTGCGAATCTAAATAAAGCCTCTTGAGTAACCAAGTTATCTGGATCTACTTTTTGAATATAGTCCCATGCTCTATTAAATACTATAAATTCACCTGCTTTATCTATATCTGCTGTACTTAAACCCTCATCTAATTTATCAAAAAATTTAAGTAATTGGTCATTAAATGTTTGATGATTTTGAACTAATTTTTTAAACATACCAACCCAGAATAAAGGATGGTTTTTATAATCTAATAAAGTATCTACTTGTTGAGCTTTTTCCCTTAACGAATCGGGTTCATCTCCATTAAACAAGTTAAATATTTTATCAACATTCATACCCCGATACATATAGGCACCATACACTTTTATATAGCGCCTATATTAAACGACCTTATGTCGTTCATGGGAGGTGTTGATTTTAACCAATATGGTCATCTAGATGATCAGGAATACCATCACCATCTACATCAGCAATCTCTCCATAACCTAAAGCTTTCATAAAATTAGCTACTCTTTCTTTTAAATCACCATCACCATCTGTAAACCAATCTTCTTTAATATTATCATGACTTAACAATACAGTTAAAGCCGTATAAATCATATCAACATCTTCAACAAGATAGATATCAGCGGCAGTAAAATCTAAACTGAATGCGTAGTCATCGATTTGAGGGATTTTTAATAGGTCATCTATTTTACCTAATTTCTTTTCTGTAGGTACATTACCTCCAAATTTATGAAAATATTCACCAACGTAAATATACCCTTGTTTTTCTTTTAATTGAAACTCGCTCATTATTTTAATAAATTATAATATTCGTTAAAATGTTTAATACGATCAGGTAAACCAATAGTTCCACCATTTACTCTTTTTGTAACAGCTGTTACTGTAGCTTGGTCAGCTCCCTTATCACAAACACCCCATAGTTTATTTTTATCAAAAAACCAAGCAGCAGACATTAAAGCATATTTAGTTGCCACTAAATCAGGATTAGCTAAAATATCCTCAGGAACTGTTTTATCAAATTGAGTATAATTATCTTTACCAGTTAATTGAATATATCCTCTACCTCTAAATTTATATCCATCTTTAGTAACTTCAGCTCCATTACCCATTCTACCTCCATAAACTTTAGAGGCAATCATTTCAGGTTTACGAGCATATTGTTCAGCAGTAGCGGTATTAAAATATCTTGGAAAGATACCTAATAAACCTTTTGATGAATAATTTAAGTTTTCTGAAGTGGCTTTAAATTGACCTGATTCATGTCCTGCTTGTGCTAAGAAATGAGCTAATCTTAATACGTTTGTAATATTAAATTTAGCAGCAGTATCTGGAATAGCAGCAATTACTGAGTCTGGAATGTGTCCTTTTAATTTATCTAATTTAAATGAAGAAACTAGAATAGTAGTAGGAGCAGGTACTGCTGTTGAAGTGGGTTGAGGAGTTGTTGGAAATAATTTATTCCAAGTACCATCACCAACAATACCATCAGCTGTTAAACCATTAGCTTTTTGAAAAGCTATTACTGCTGCTTCTGTTTTAGGTCCAAAAGTACCTATTGCCTCTACGCCTAACCTAATTTGTAATTTTTTTACAAATTCATTATTGTCACCTTTTTTTAATAGCATATTTATTTATCTTTATGTTTATCAATTTTTTCTAAAATAGTATTTAATAAGGAATACTTAATAAAACCTGCTTTGGAAGCATTTTTTAAAGCACTAATTATTTGAAATATTATAAATGGCATTATAATAGTTTCAGAGAGCCAAGATGTACCTGGAAATCCAATTTCAACCATTAATATTACTGTTAATATTACTAACCAAGTAAATGTTGTTTTTAATACTTTTAATGCTTTATAGGTTTTAAAACCTTCTTTTTTTATACCAGCAACTATACCAAAAAACCCATCCATAAAAGCCACCGCCACTACCGCTAAATATTGTTCACTATTATCCATAGCTAATCCTCCGAAATAACTAAAAACAAAAGAACAAGTTGCGGTTAATGATAATAGTAAAACTAGTAACGTAGACTTCATTACCCCTCCGTCTTTTTATTTTTATTACCCCAGATTTTATCAACTGAGGATAATCCTAAACATCCAAAAGCTAATAACGCTACACTATCAACCAAAACGGGTGATGGAGCAATATGAGCTTCTGAGAATGAGTTGTGATACATTGTAGCACATAAAGCTACAGTACATAATAATCCGCAAAGTCTCTTCATAGAGATTTTACCAGTTTCGTCGTAGAATAATTGTTTCATATTATAGTTGTTTTGTTGTTTTATTTAATGCTTCTTGTAATGCCTTTGAAAATGCTTTCCTATTTAAAGGAACTTCTCCATTTTCAACATTTAAAAACATAGCAAAAATAAAAGTACGTCTTTCACCTTTACCTTTATAACAACTTTCCCCAATACATATTGTAGTTTCTACGATGTAGTCTTTTCTTAACCATTGAATACCCATAATATTAAGTAATTCTTGAGGTGAATAAATACTATCTATACTCACTTGGGTAATAAACGCAATTCCTGAGTCAACAGGAGTATATCCTTTTTCAATTAATAATTCCTCAACAGTTTCTTTAACTCCAAAAGTAACATCTCTATCTCCAATTTTTTGAATGTGTTGGACATTAGTTACTTGAACATTTACTTTGGTAGTATCTGTTGGGTTAATAGTTAATAATATAGGTAGTAAAAAATTTAACATCTTTTATAAATATTAATAAGTTACAGAACCAGAATATCCAGGTGCTATTAAATAATAATTAAGAGTTCCACCTGAGGTTAATGTAGAAGTAGTAACAGAGGAAACACCTGGGTATGTGATTCTAACATTACTTGTAGATGCTTTTATAGAATTATATTCGGTTGTAGTAAAAAATCTAGCATAAGGAACAGAACTCCTCCAAGCACTAAATCGACCTGCTTTTTTACCAAATAAAAAATATTCATCAGCAACATTAATCCTTCCATCATTATTTAAATCAAACATATGATAAGTTAAACCAGTAATACTTGTGATCCCCAATATATTATTAGCCACACTTAAACCGTCTGTAGTTGTCAATAATTGAATTAAAATTGGTAAGTCAAGCTGTATGTACCATTCATCTCCTGTTGCTACAGGACGATTAAATGAATAATAACCTGATGAATTTGTATTAGAAGTAATATTCAAAACCCAAGCAGAAGTTGTAGTGGTTGTACCCCCTATTTCATCAGATTGATATGAATACCCACTTTGAGAAGGTCTTTTCCAAATAACGTATAAACCATCACCACCACTATATTCTTGCATTCTTGCTATAAAAGAATAAGCAGTACCTGCTGTTAAATTAACAGAACCATATCTATATGTACCTGTTCCTTTACCTCCATACCATTCAATTACACTGCCTGTTCCTACTAACCATAAATCTCCTCCATCATCTGAGGTTAATCCAAAAGTATAAGTACCTGTTTCTTTAGGAGTAAAAGTAAATGTAACTTCAGTAGCATAATAATCTCCATTACTAGGAACGGAAGCACCAACTGAAGTTAATGTTGTGTATTGATTAAAATTTAATGAATATGCTCCTGAAATTGTTCCGCTCCAATATAATGTTGTATTACTATATCCAGTATTAAAACATCTATCCATTTCAGATCTTGTAGAAGGATATTGTTGGTATTGGTTTGTACTACCATTTCCATTATGAGTTCTAAATATTTTTACGGAAGTATTTTGGTTTGAAATAGTAGTTGTAGTTCGTTTATATAACTTTACAGGTACATTCACAGCACCTGAATTATTAGAATTGTAAATGTATCCTGAATAGGTAAATTGGCCTAGCAAGGTATTAGTAAATAGTAAAAATATAGTTATCCATCTCATATTTTTAGTTTTGCCCCCATCAGTATTTGAAAATTTAGAATATCTTGACCAGCAACATAAGTACCACCTGCTGTTAAACCCATTCCAAAAGTTTTAGTTAGTTTATAATTTAAGTTTAAAAACGGAATTACAATTGGTCTTGCTTTAAATAAAGACTCTGTGTAGTATTTTGAATAAGGGGAATAAATACCTGCCATGATAATTGTAGCATCTAATGCTTTAGATACTTTTCCTTTATACATAAAACCACCTATGGTAATGGTTGAAATCATTTCTTCACCATATAATTTACCATAAGTTGCGGCCCCACCATACAAAGCAGTAAAATTTTTAAGCGAATTTACTCTAACAAATAATAAAGTATTAGATAAAGCACTCGGCATAATACTTAATCCATCCGAAACAACATTAATATGTTTATTACCTTTATTATTAGTACCAATCCAAGAACGTATTGCTGAAATGTTTCCAATACGAGCATTAACCATATAATCTGCTGAAAAACCTATTGATGCTGTACCATCTCCTTTTACACGAGTAAAAGAGGCAGTACCTCTAGCATCTTGAGCTCCATTAGATTTAGTTTGAATACCTACAATATCTCCAGTCATTAAAATTGCTGGTTTGGAGGTTTCAACTTTAGCTTTAGCGGCTGCTTTGGCCGAAGCTTGAGTAGAAGCTTTTTGTGTTTCTACTTTTTGTTCTTCAATTTTTTGGTCTGATGGTTTTTCAGTTTCAGTTTTCGGTTGCTCACTACCAGTACCTGACCCAGAACCAGAACCGCTGGAACCGCTAGAAGAACTATTACTAGAGCCTGAACTAGAACTTCCACCTACTGCTCCTCCTCCATCTCCTCCGGATCCATTAGACCCGCCTTGATTTTCTGGTGGATTTCCTCCATTTTCTCCTTTCGCTTCTCCATTCGAGTTAGAACTTGATCCACTGTTATCACTAGTGTTATTACTATTAGAATTATTGTTACCATCTTTTTTATCTGTTTTAACACTTCCTGTTCCTGAAGATGTAGTTCCTCCTATATTTGTTCCTACTCCACCAGATACTCCACCAGTAACAGAGGAAAAATCTAAACTAATTAAGTTTGTAACATTACCTATAATGTTTGAAACTGTATTAGTTGATGTTGTAGTTGTAGTAGTAGTAACTACACCTTGACAAGGTGAGGTTGTTTTGTACTGATTATAAATATTGCTAATCCAAGCATCAAACGTACCATCACTTAATTGTGCGTAAGTAAACGTTTTTACTTGTCCATAATAAGCGATCACAATAGGGGCACTCATGTCTGCGTAAATGAATTTTGTTGCGCGAGTACACGGGTCTATATATGAATAAGTAAAGGACTGCCCCAAAAGAGGCAGTCCAATTAACATAAAAATTAATAATATTTTATTTTGTAAAGATACCATTATTGATTAAGCTTCCAATTACTTTGGTACACGCCGTTTCTAACGATTTACGAGTTGCTTTACCTACGGTACTTTGTGAAAACTTCATATCAAGATTTTTAAGGAATGATTCACCTACTTTTTGTGACTCACCCTCACCAGAACCTATATAAATTTGTCCTGTTTTAGCATCAACAAATCTTACTTGTAATCTAATAAATGTTGTTACAACTACTGTTGATTTTCCTTTTTCAACTGTTTCATCTTCATCTACAGCAAAATCAGCTACAGTAACATAAACAAAATATTGAGCTGCTTTAATCTTTCCCTTACCATCAATTGGTTCCTCAAAAATACCTTTTTTAGAGGCCTTAAATTGAGTTACCATCCTTTCCTTGATTTCAGCCTTCTCTTCAGTAAATATAAAACGATGCGTTTCATCTAAATAGTCTAATACAGATTCAGCAAAACCCAACCCAACATTCTTTTCCTGAAGTGCTGGATATAAGGCAAAAAGTTTAGTCATATCAACATTTACTACTTGAACTGTTTTTTTAATAGAATCAGTATAACCAGATACAGTAGAAATGTCGGCTTTTTCAATAACGTCTTTTTCAGTTGTGGTTTTCATTGAACCACACCCAATTAAAACTACTAATAATAAAGCAACTAATATATTTTTTACCATGGTTCTTCTTCTTTAGCAGGTTCAGCTTTAGCAGGAGCAGCAGCAGGTTTTTCAACTGCTTTTTCTTTAATAATGGTAGTAGTACCACCAGCTGATTGTTTTTGCTGATTAGTGTTATTGTTTTCTAAATTTAAGTTAATAACAGGAGCAGCAGCTGGAGTAGCTTGTTCTGTTTTAGCTTCATCTTTTGGTTCTTCACCACCACCTAAATGAGTAGCAAACCATGCACCACCGGCAGTTACCGCAGTGGTAAGAGCTCCAATGATGGCTTTTTTAACAGCGGACATACCGCCTTCTTCTTTTTCTTCTGACATAATTTTATCCTTCTAATGTGTTTGACAATGCATTTCCATCTTCTTCATCAACTTTCTGAATTAGCATTTTATCTCTATCTTCAGAGTTAAACCAGTAATCTACAACTTTATTTAAGTTACCAACAAAGGCACCTAATAAAATTAATAACATTTCCTTCCAAGATTCCTCGATTAATATACCAAAGAACACAGCCGAATTAATTCCCGCAATGATGAAGAAAAACAAAAACAATACAATAACAGTAATTTTCCAACGGTTATTTTGCATTTGTTGTAACATAAAGTAGAAACGATTCTTATCGTCTACTTGAACGAATTCGGATTTACCCATACCTAATTTATCTTTTAAACTCATTATTTATTTATAATTATTTTAGAAGTTGAAATTTGTGTATCTGTTTTAATAGACATTAAATAAAAACCATCACTTAATTGAGTTAAATTAACTAAGTATTTATAATTTCCTCTTGGCATTTTAGTATTTAATACTTCTAATACTTTTTTACCTACCATATCAGTTACAGCAATTTCAGTTTGTGAATCATTATTAACTTTAAACTGAACACAAACCATACCATCATTTGGATTTGGAAATACAATAATATCACTTAAATCATTTACATTAATAGGTTGTTTAATTCTACGAACCTCAATAATACCCATAGCAGGAGTAATATTCATATCACGAGAATCATTACCTCCAACATACTTAGGACCAGTCCAAATAGCGGCTGTAGCCCAACTGTCTTGAGGTTTTTTAGCAAAGAATTGAATATTAAATACTTGCTCACCATCATTAACTAAATTTTTATTAGTCAAATCAGCAGCACCAAAAGCAATAATTCCATTATCAGGGTTAGTATAAGAAGTCCAATTCATCATTTTTCCAGATAAATCAATTTTCTTAAATTCAAGTAATGCTGTATCGTATTTTAATTCTAATTGTAGAGCACCTAATTGTTTACCGTTAGTTAACATTTTAACAGGAACATTTACTAAATTACCATCATCAACCTTAACTTTAGGCATATTAACCTCAATAGTTTCAGTTACATTATCATAAGAAACTGTGTTATCAATAATGTAATTTTTTGCGTTTGATGGGTTGATAATTTTAATAGGTGTTAAACGAGCCATTTTAAATCCTGTAGCGTTAGCATCACCTTTAACTGCTACCCAATAAGTAATAGAATCTTTACCATTAATAGTGTATGTAAAGTTATTAACACCTGGTTTAGTAGTTACATAGTTAGTTGCGGATCCGTTAATAGAATCGTATTGTGATTTAGTAAAGAACCAAACATCTTTTTGTGAATTAGGCCAAGCAGAGAATCTACCTGCTAAACGTCCGTAAACAGAATAAACGTCGGCAACTGTAATATCACCTGTATGTCCATTTACATCCATTGTATAATAATCAAATCCAGAAGGAGTGTATTGAGCTAATATAGCTTGGTTTACTTTTTGAGCATCAGCAGTTGAAATAACATTACCAGGAGTCATTGTATCTCCTTTAACTACCATTCTAACATCCCAATAAGTTGTATCTAACAACTTACGTAATACAACAACACCAGAACTATTTGTTTTACCTGTAGCTACTTGAGTCCAAGAACCACCTGATTTTGGTTTCTTTTCTAAGCTAACATACAAGTTTTTAGCATCTGAACCTGTAACGTTTTTAAACTTAGCAGCAAATCGAAGTAATTTTTGATTGAACCTACCACCATAAGAATAAACTACTAATGTAGTGTCATTACCCCAGTTTGTAGCTGCTTTGTTTGAAAAACCAAATGCACCAGTAACTTTAAGGGTTTTAATACTGTCTAAAGTGTTCCAAGTAGCTGCAGAAGCGTGTGTAAACGTTAAATCAAACGTTGCACCAGTGGAGTAGCTAAATGTGGAACTGGTTCCAGTATAGACAACAGTAACCGTTAAATAACCGTTGGTTTTATTATCTACATACTGCAAATATTGATCAGTAGCAGATATTTTTAACGACGGAACCACAGCAGTAAAAGCTGTATTATCATAAAACAATCTAAATTGAAGACCTGTAATCTTCTCACTAGTTGAGGTGTTGTGAAAATAAAGAGGAGCTACAGTACTACCTGCTGTTGAGGTACCTACTTGATAGCCCGAGTCAACTACTACCCAATGTCCTGTACCTGGAGAGGTCGTGTAGGATTGGGCAAAGGAGGTTAAAGATAATAACCCCAAACCGAGAGTAAATAATAATTTTTTCATATGAACATTTATAAATATGAAAAAAAGATAAAAACCTCTTAGTGGACCATACAGGACTTGAACCTGTGACCCTCGCATTATGAGTGCGGCGCTCTAACCAACTGAGCTAAAGGTCCAAATATAGGATATCGCTTAACCTACGATGATTGTACTTCTCAACTTAACCCCGTAAGGGACGATTTTTTTGTACTCCCAACGGGATTCGAACCCGTGACTTGTCCGTGAAAGGGACATGACTTAACCGCTTGTCGATAGGAGCATGGTAGGTGCAACCTTCCGGGATTCGAACCCGCGTCTTGTGTTTTACACCTGTCTTAACCGCTAGACGATAGATGCACCTATTTGTAGTTAGGATGGGATTCGAACCCATAACAATGCAACCTATAGGGTGTGATGCCGTTTTCACATTACACATTACCTAACTAACCATTTTAAATCAAAAGAGAGGAAATTAAAGTTTCGCTAAAGAGTCTTGAGATTTGAGTTTTACCTATTTGAAGTTTCAAATTTAAGTCTTAAGGCGCAAGATCAACATCTAAATCCTAGCATCATGTTTCTGT